TAAAAATAAAATTAGCGAGGGTGGGCGTAATAACGGCTTGTTTAATTTAGGCGTGTATCTACGTAAGGCTTATCCGGATAGCTGGGAAACAGAAATCTTAACGTACAACATGATGTATCTTGAGCCCCCGCTGCCGTTGAACGAGGTCAACATTGTTGCCAAGCAGCTACAAAAGAAAGATTACACCTACCGTTGTTCGGACTCCCCGATTAACGCGCACTGTAATAAAGAGTTGTGCCAAACAAGGAAGCATGGCGTGGGTTCCGCGATACAAGGGGCTACTGTAGCTAACTTGAGAAAGTATAATTCTACACCGCCGGTATGGTTTGTAGATGTAAACGGGGAGCCTTTAGAGCTGGACACAGAAGGCCTACTAAACCAGCCCGCGTTTCAGAAAGCCTGTATGGAGCAATTAAACAGTATGCCGCGCACGTTAAGTAAGCAGGCGTGGGAAATACGCATTAGTGGCTTGATGAATGAAATGAAAGCTAATGAGAGCGCAATAATAGACGTGGCCATAGAAGCAAGCACTAGTGGCCAGTTCTACGATTATCTGGAAGAGTTTTGCGCTCATATGCAAAAGGCAAAAGACAAAGAAGAAATATTGCTGAAGCGGCCGTGGACAGATGACGAAACAAGTTTAACTTTTTTCCGCCTAAAAGATTTTGAGGCTTACCTGAAGCGTAATAAATTTTTCGAGTATAAGCCTTATAAGATAGCCCAGCGTTTAAGGGACATGGGGGGTGAAAGCAAACTTTTAAAAATTAAAGGCCGACCAGTACGAGTGTGGCAGATACCCGCTTATGAAAGCATGGATATAGAATTCACTACACCTAAATTTGGAGGACAAGGGGAGGCACCTTTCTAATGTTAAAAGCAGATGGATTTAATGATGCGTTTGTAGGTTTATGCCACCGCGCGGCACAGCCCGATGTTATTGCATATGATTTTGATAAATGCGTGGCAATCTTGTGTGAGCGTGACCGTATGGAGTTCGATGAAGCGGTAGAATTCATGTGGTTCAATGTAGTTGGCGCGTGGGTGGGAGAAGAGACCCCCGTGTTTATTAAGTTTATGGCTAGCATAGAAGACATAACGGACGAGGAACATGGAAACTAAAATCTTTCGCATTTACGGTCCCCCCGGAACCGGTAAAACAACCGCCCTGTTAAACATGGTAGACGAAGCCCTATCCAAGGGCGTAGACCCGTCTCTAATTGGTTACTTTGCCTTCACCAAACAGGCCGCTAATGAGGCCACAGAACGCGCTTGCAAACGGTTTAATTTAGAGCCGTCGCAGTTGCCTTGGTTCCGTACTCTGCACAGCTTTGCGCTTCGCCTATCGGGCATCCGGCAGGATCAGGTTATGCAGCCAGAGCATTATGCAGAGCTTGGTAACGCCTTGGGGTTCGACCTTAACGTCGATAAATCAAGCCTGTCTGGAGAGGACGTGTTTGACCTGAAAAAAGACAATAACCCCGTCATCAACCTGATCAATCTTGCAAGATTGCGTAAGGTGACTCTTAAAGAGCAGTATGATCAAAGCAATATAGAGTACCCGTGGAACACCACCAAGTATATCGCCGACGCGCTAATGGAATACAAGAACAGGTTCCAGCTTTATGACTTTACCGACATGCTAGAAGTGTTTGTACGAGAAGCCGCGCAGTTCTGCCCACGGCTCGCGCTTACATTTATTGACGAAGCGCAAGACCTGTCGCCCCTTCAGTGGGATGTGGCGCATGTTCTAGAACAACACTCTAATAAAATATATTGCGCCGGAGATGACGACCAAGCAATTTACAAATGGGCGGGCGCAGACGTTGAACACTTTATCGGGCTGAATGGCGGGTACGAGGTTCTGGAGCAATCCTACAGGGTTCCGGCTACTGTGCACCCATTAGCAGAACGCATTGTTCGCCGGATCACAAAACGGGTTCCTAAAAACTACCTGCCGCGACCAGACAGTGGGCGCGTTGAGCGTATCGCCGATACCGGCTCTGTAGATTTTTCGGAGGGATCGTGGCTCGTGCTGGCGCAAGCGTCGTACTTCCTTACTGAAATCCAACAAGAGCTAAAAAGCCGTGGCCATTTGTTCAGTTACCGCGGTAGACGATCTGTGTCTGAAAGCCTGAGTGAGGCAGTCAATGGCTGGGAACAGTTAAGAAGGGGTAAACAAATTACGGGCAAGGCCGCACGAACCGTGTACAGTTATATGTCAGTTGGAGACAGAGTCAAGAGGGGTTTTAAAAAATTACCCGCGCTTGACGATGATGATATGGTGACACTCGATGAACTGATCGCGGATCACGGCCTTATTAAATTCGTTCCCGTAGCAAACAATATGGACTACATTTATAACTGTGTCTGGCACACCGCAATGGATAAGCTGCCTAGTACCGAACGCGCGTACATCACGGCTCTGTTGCGGAGAGGTGAGAAATTTAACGCCGAACCCCGTATAAATGTGTCCACGATCCACGGCTCTAAAGGCGGCGAAGCCGACAATGTGGTACTATTCACCGGTTTATCCCCCGCTGCGGCCAAAGCAGCCGAAACAGCTCCCGACGACATACATAGAGTTTTTTATGTAGGCGTAACCAGAACTAAGAAAAATCTTTACTTAGTTGAACCCGAAGACACAACAAAGGCTTATTTCATATGAACAGAGAAGAAATTTTAGACACCGCCGGAGATTTAATTAACGGCGACCGTGCAAAAGATTATGGCGATGCTCATAAAAACTTTCAGGACATAGCAAAGCTTTGGTCTGTTGTTTTGGGAACAGAGGTTACAGAGCAACAGTTTGTGCTCTGTATGATCATGGTTAAGGCCGCGAGGTTGATGAAAACAGACCACGAGGACTCGTGGATCGACATTTGCGGTTATGCTGCGTTGGGCGGCGAAAACCTTATTTCCGATACTGAGCTTTTTTAATGGGGTTACAAATGACAATGTTCGGACCTAAGAGTGAATGGGTTCCACCCGCAGAGTTGCCTGACATCTTCGAGGCAAAGCAAATTGCTATTGACGTGGAAACCCGCGACCCCAATATCAAAACCAACGGGCCCGGATGGCCGACCGGTGATGGCGAGGTGGTGGGCTATGCAATCGCCGTTGCTGACTGGGCGGGATACATTCCAATCCGGCACCTTGGTGGCGGTAATCTCGATGAGCGGATTGTTAACAAGTGGCTTAAAAAAGTTTTTGAATGCCCTGCGGACAAGATCATGCACAACGCGCAATATGATGCGGGTTGGATACGCCGGATGGGGTTTGTTTTAAACGGCAAGATAATTGACACAATGCTGATAGCGTCATTGCTGGATGAGAATAGGTTTAGCTATAGCCTAAACTCTTTGTGTTACGAGCTGCTTGGTAAAATCAAAACAGAGAAAACTTTGCAAGAGGCTGCCCGCGAGTTTGGGCTCGACCCAAAAGCAGAGATGTGGAAGATGCCCGCGATGTATGTCGGGCCTTACGCACAGAACGACGCGGAAATCACGCTAGAGCTTTGGAATTACTTGTCCACACAGTTAACGAAAGAAAACTTGTGGCAGATCGCAGAGCTAGAGCTTCAACTGTTACCGTGCCTGATCGACATGACGTGGCGCGGTGTCCGCATTGATCAGGACAGAGTTGAAAGAACACGCAACGCGCTTATCAAAAAAGAAAAAGAAATTGTCAAACAGATAAAGCATGTGGCGGGAAGAGACGTAGAGCTCTGGGCGGCAAAATCTATCGCTGTTGCATTTGATGGGTTGGGTATTCCATATCCTAAAACAGAAAAGAACGCGCCGTCGTTTACCAAATCGTTTCTGTCCGACCACCCGCACGAACTAGCCCAGCTTATTGTTAAAGCGCGGAACCTAAACAAGACCAGCGGCACGTTTATTAACACGATTATGAAACACTGCCGGTCTGATGGCCGCATTCATGGGCACATAAACCAGATCAGATCAGACGATGGTGGTACGGTTTCGGGGCGCATTTCAATGTCAAACCCA